GATGATATTGCTATTTTCTTCTATAAAGGAACAAATGATGTTGATGTTACTTTTGTAGATGTTAAAGAATCTATTAAAGTTGGTGATGAACTTCAAATATTAAAACGCAATAGTGGTAATACTGAAGATCAAAATGTAAGAACAATATCTGGAATAGCAACTGCAGATACTGTTGAAACTGAATTATATTATGCTCAAGGTATTGATGATATTAATTTCAGACCTGTTCGATGGATAAAGCAAAAATCTGATAAGTTTGTAAATGGACGGTTAATTACTAAAGTTAGACCTTTAATAGAACCTTTAGTATTCCCAGATGCAAGAATAATTAAAGATGTGGCACCTGGAGATTCTACAATTTATCTTGATAATATTAATAACTTCTTCTCTTATGATAGTCCTACAAAAGTAAGCACTTTAGTAATTGATGATGCTATTACTAGACAATCTGCTAATCTTGATGCAGTTGTCTCTGCTGCTGGAACAATTCAATCAGTAACAGTTACTGATGGTGGAAGTGGATATGTTGGAGCAACAACATCTATTTCAATTGGTATCCCTATTACAGGTATTACTACTTTCGTAAAGGGTGATGGTACAGTTGGAACAGGAGAAACTGCAACAGCAACCGCATCAATTACTGCTGGAATTATTACTAATATTACTATTACTAATCCAGGTCTTGGATATACTAGTTCTTCTGTTCCTAGTGTTATAGCACCAGTTCCAGTTACTCCATATGAGACTATTAGTGGATTTAGTGGTTCTGCTGGTTTCTCAGGTATTATAACGGGAATAACAGTTCTTAGTAGTTCTACTATAAAATTCTTCCTTGAAAAAGAATCTGGAACATTTAGTGATTTATCAAATGGAGATCCTGTTTGTATATTTGACACTTTCGTTGGTTCTGGAGCAACATCTACTATAATATCATCAGGTGCACCTGTAGGAGTTGGAACAACATTCTTTGATAACATCTATATTGTTAGTTCTTTAAGTTCAAGTAGTAATTTAGGTGAATTTATTGCAGGAGTAACAACAGATACATCAATTGTGGGTATTGCTACAGAGAATACTATTTGTGGTAGATTCTCTTGGGGTAAGTTAACTGGCGGTACAAGATCATCAAATCCACTTACACTTACAGTATCTGGTAAAACTGTTAATTCTGGATTGAGTACCTTCCCCAAAGTCCAAAGAAGATCTGCTGGACTTAGAGAAACAGGTGCTATAAAGGATTCAACTTAATATAGTATAAATAAAGAAAAAAAGTCTATAGAAAATGTCGGCAATTGTAACAGACCAGTTTAGAATTAATAACGCAAGTAATTTTTTAGGAGATGTAAATAGTTCCGAAAACTCTTATTATGTGTTTGTTGGATTATCAAATCCGTCTGCAGATGTAAGGTCATCAGTAGCTTTTGGTAGAAATGAAACTGATGCTGAATGGAATAATGAAACTGATAGAAAAAAACCAATAGATAATTTTAATTATTCAAATCATGTTAAAGATACAATGATTTTTGGTAAGAAAATTACCTCAAATAATATTAGAAGAGTTATAAGAAAAGTCGCATGGACTAAAGAAACTAGATATGATATGTATCGTCACGATTACTCTAATGAGAATCAAGCACCAAATGGAAAAACATCTAGATTATATGATACTGATTTCTATGTAATTAATAAAGATTTTAATGTTTATATTTGTACTAATAATGGATCATCTGGTATTAATACAATAGGTAATCGTTCTTTAAATGAACCAACTTTGACTGGATTGGAACCATTTAAAGCAATTGGTTCTAATGATGATGGATATCTTTGGAAGTATTTGTTTACAGTTGCCCCAAGTGATATTATAAAGTTTGATGCAACAGAATTTATACCATTACCAAGTGATTGGTCATCTTCCACTGATGCTAATATAGCAAATGTTAGAGATAATGGAGATTCTGATATTAATAATAATCAGATTAAAACCATTTATATAGATAAACATGGATCTGGTTATAAGAATGCTGGTACTGGAGGGCAAGAGTTTAATATTCTTGGAGATGGTTCTGGTGGAAAGGCAATTGTAGAGGTAGGAACTGATACTAAAATTAGTGATGTTAATGTATCAGTTGGTGGTAAAGGATATACTTATGGTATTGTTGATTTATCAGATATTCAACCAGATACTCCTAATGCAAAATTAATTCCAATTATTCCACCATCAAAAGGTCATGGTTTTGATTTATATAAAGAATTAGGTGCAGATAGAGTTTTAGTTTATGCAAGATTTGATGATTCTACTAAAGATTTTCCAATTGATACTAAATTTGCACAGATAGGAATTGTTAAAAATCCAACATCAATTGGATCTACTCAGATTTTTAATCAAAATCAATATTCTTCTGTTTCTTCTTTATATTTAAATAACTTTCCTGATAATCTTAGTGATGTTAAGATAGGTGATTTAATAACACAGGATGTACGAAATACTAGTGGTGATTCAGTTATTGGTCAAGTAAGGGGATATGTAGTTTCTTTTGATGCTATATCAACTGATGATAATAAAATAGCTGTTTTAAAATATTATCGAGATAGATCATTATACTTTGATACTTCAACAGGTGATCAAAGTGATACTAATGTTAGCAATATATCTGGTAATAATGGTAAAGTTTATGATTTCACTGCTGGACAAAATATTAATGGAACTGATGGATCATCTGCATACACACTAACAATAAATTCTAATTTTAGTGGTATAACTACTAACCCAACAGGAACTAAGGTTATTGATCTTGGTATTGAGTTTGAAAATGGTTTATCTCAATCTGAGATAAATAATCAGTCGGGTGATATTATCTACTTAGATAATAGACAATTAATTACTAGAGATAGTAGACAAAAAGAAGACATTAAAGTTATACTAGAGTTCTAAAACATGTCACAAAAAACTAATTTAAATATAAGTCCTTATTATGATGATTTCAATAAGGACAATAATTTTTATAAAGTATTGTTTAGACCAGGTAGACCTGTTCAAGCTAGAGAATTATCAACTCTTCAATCAATACTTCAAAATCAAGTAGAGTCTTTTGGGTCGCATGTATTCAAAGAAGGATCTATGGTTCTTCCTGGAGGTGTTTTCTTTGACGATTCATATTTTTCAATAAAGGTAGAGTCAGATCATCTTGGTCTTCCAATATCTCTTTATACTACTAATTTAAAAGGTAAGAAATTAAAAGGACAAAATTCTGGAGTAGAAATTCTAGTTAATGATGTTAAATTTCCATCAGATTCTACAGATATTACAGATCCAACATTTTTTATAAAATATCTTACAGGAAATACAAATAATGAAATATCTAATTTAGAGGATGGTGAACCTTTAATTGCGTTAGAAAATATAACTTATGGCAATACAACTATAACCAGTGGAGAAAGTGTTGCTTCATTGGTATCCTTAAACGCTTCTGCGGTGGGTAGTGCAGTAAAAATGGATGCTGGTGTATATTTTATTAGAGGGCAGTTTATAGACGTTTCTGCAGATACTATAATATTAGATCCATATTCAAATCAACCATCATACAGAGTTGGTTTGAATATATTAGAATCTATTATAACAGCAAAAGATGATTCATCATTATATGATAATGCAAAAGGATTTTCTAATTTTGCAGCACCTGGTGCTGATAGGTTTAAAATAACTACATCATTAGCAAAAAAAGGTTTAACTGATACAAGTGATATTAATTTTGTTGAATTAATTAAATTAAGAGAAGGAGAACTCAAGAAGTTACAAGATTTTTCTGTATATAATGAATTAGAAAAATATTTGGCTGCTAGAACATATGAAGAATCTGGAAATTATTCTTTAAATAATTTTAAAATTAAAGTATCTGAATGTTTAGATAATGGTCTTTCAAATGGTGGAATCTTTAAATCAAATCAACTTACTGAAGATGGTAATACCCCATCAGACGATTTAGCTTGTGTTGAAATAAGTGCGGGTAAAGC